GATGATGTAGTATCCGGTAGACATTGTTGAGTGATTTTATAAGTTTAAATCCAGATTACTTTAACCCTAATATTCCAACTCAAGCTTGCCACGAGTTACAAGGCCGTTACAGAGCCAAATTAAGGCGTCGACACAGTCGTCGTGTGAACTTACGCCAAAGTTGACAATTTCGTCAGTCAGTGCCTGGAATTTTCGATACTTGTTAAACACAAGCTTCCGTTGCTCGAACAAACCCATGATTCCCCTGAAGCGTGCAACCTTGTCCCCACGGAAGCCTTTAACTGCGTGCCAGTTGATATTGTAAAGCCCGTGGTCACCAAGGCAAATCCGTTTAAAATCTGCTTCCAAAGAAGCCTGGTACGCAACAGCTTCAGACCAAACGTCAACATGGCTTGCTCCTGCGTGGTACTGGTTTCCATCTTTATGTACGATTCCCCATTCGTAACACATTTCCATTAGAGACTCCAGTTTCTCCAGGTTTCCCATGATCCTGATGCGTTTGCAATCAATAATGTGAATCTTGTCCCCAACACGGCCTCCAAGGACCATGACGGTGTAGTCATTACGTTCCCTGACACCAGCAGAAAGGTCAACCCCAATTCCCAAGCAATCAAATTCAGTAGAGATCTGACCTTTAACAATTAAGTCAGGTGAGATCGATAGGTCACTGGTCTGAACAATCTGGTTTTGATATTGAAAACTGAAGCTGATAGGAGCTTGACGGCGACGATCTTGAAGGTATTCCAAAGACCACATGTCGGGCCAGTAGGAAACCTCATCTCCAGCATTGTCAACAGTGATTGCGGATTGAACAATTTGAACCCAGTCATTTACAGGAGTGAAAGTAGTGCTGTGGATGTCATCATGACGGAACCTGGTACCAAGACAAATGGCCCTACCGCCTTCAAACATGGTTGGAACAATAACTGAGTTCCAGTTATCTTCCATCATTTGGCGGATGTCACGGTTTTTAATATCGTCGGCGCTTTTAACTACGTCGTCGAGTATACATAAGTGACTACGTTTAGAGGTCACTGCACCTTTAAGGCCCGCACAACAAATAGTAAATTCCTCTTCACCGGTGGATTTAATTCCTGCAAATTTCCAATCAATGCTCCAGTATTCGTTGGAGTTAATCCCCTTAGCAATCTTTACCATGGGAAAAATTTCCCTATATAGTTTACTTTCTTCAATAATTCGTTTTATTGCCGCACTCTTGGGGCGTGCAACATCAACCGTATAAGAAATGTAAAGGATTTTTAACGGTTTTTTGTGTAAAGCGTGGATTCCAATTGACCAGGCTGTATAAAGACCAAGAACTGTGGACTTTGCGGACCCCCTTGGGGCCAAGATGTCAATATTGGGCCCGCCAATGCCAATTAAACATTCAGTATTGTCGCCAGTGCAAAGGTACCTGTGCCACTCTTTATGATGAGCAGCAGGAGGTTTATCTCCAACAACATCGCAAAAATAAGCGAAATCAACACGAGCCCTCTCAACGTCAATGCTGGAAGTTTTTTTGACAACTTGTTGTTTCGCTGCAGCACGTGCGGTTCTGCGGTAAACGGAATACAGACTGGTCCCTGCCATGCGCTTACCCTAGCGCACTACACCTCAAGACTCCTCTTGCAGGATCTTTGTCCACACCGCCATAGAAGCCTCTTCAAGGGGGCCTTCGATGGGGTCGTCACGGAAGATCAGTAGCACCTCCCTAAGGGCACGGTCAGCGCCAGCAAGAATTAAACCTTGTTTATCAGTTAAGTGCTTTTCGTCGTTTATCTGTTTAATGGTTCCGCGAAGCTCTTTTTGAAGCATTGCAATGCGGGAGGCTCCCATGTCTTGCTTGATCATGCCAAGATCAATTGCATCACGGAGCTTGGCAATATCTTGTTGCATGGAGTCGATCTCCATTTCCATGATTCCATTAAAGTTTCTTTTCTTAAATTCTTCCTTAGCCCAGTCGTCGCACTCTACGATGGATCCTGTATTCCCAAGAAACCGAGAATACAGGTACATTTGAATCGGAGAAGCTGTTTTCTTGCAGAAAGCAAGAAAGGATTCGCGGTCTTTTTCAGTTAAAGACTGTATCCAACTCCGCATCGATAAAACGCATCAGGTGTTTATTGTAACGCTTTTTATTCAACAATCCCTGGTTGCGCCGAACTAGGTTGTGAGGTTTTTGGACCACCTGTGCGATAGGCATCTTGTGCCCAATCGCGCTGCCTACCCATAACGTAGTTCTGTTGCATGTACTGTTGCAGCGCAGTTTTACGGGTTTCTTTCCCAGTGGCACCAATGGTGAGTCGTTCTTGCTCCCCCTTTGAACCAATGCTGAGACGCTCTTGCTCACCTTGGCTTTCGTAACCTAGGCGTTGCTGTGTACCTTGAGTCTCATAACCTAGGCGTTGCTGTGTACCTTGAGTCTCATAACCTAGGCGTTCTTGCTCACCTCTCGCTCCAATGGTTGCACGTTCCTGCTCTCCTTGTGTGCCAAGGGTTAAACGTGTTTCTGCACCAGTAGCTTGGGTCTGGCGAATATCCTGAGTCGTGAAGAAATCTTTGTTTTGCTGGTCAAGTTGGGAGCCAAGTGTCATGTTAAGGCGCGATTGAGCACCGGAAACTTCGGCTAATGCAGTCTGAGTTTGCAATGACTGTGTTGGTACTGCAACAGGAGCCGGTGGTGGTGCTGGTGCCGGTGCAGCTCTTTTTTTCTTACCCATGACAGTTTTAGTTCTTAATTAACAGTATAACAGGAGGATTAAATCAAGCCATGCGGAACGTTGATCCCGCGTAGCCACGAGCAAACTCTTTGGCTGCCAGTGCTTGAGCTGCTGTTGCGCGGTCACGATCTGCTTCAGCACCAGCAGCAGAAGTCATTTGGCTCTGCGCTGCAACGTTGCGTGCAGATTGCGCTGTAGGTGTTTGCTCCTTAGTAAGAAGAAACTGTGTACTAGCTGCAAGGTTACGTGCGGTTGCTTCAGAAGCGGCGGCGCTCAAGTATGGAAATAAGTCCGCGTACTGTTGGCGAGTCGATTCTGCAGATGTTTTGGCAGCACTTTGTTGCATCTGCTGCCAAACAGGAAAAACATTTTTTGCGTAAGCTAATTGATCTTTTACTGCTTGAGAGTAAGGTTCACCAGTGGGAACAACAGGTTGGCCTTCAGCAGTAGTAGGGTACAGAGTATTTTGCGAAGGACTATATTTAAACTCTTTTAATTTTAACCAGTCATTAAGGGCAGGGTTAGGCAAACCAAACTGGCTGCCAAGGTCAGATCCAGAATAAGAATAGTTTGTGTTGTACATCAGCTGTACTGGTATTGAGCGCTAAGTGCTTGACCAAGTTGAGAAGCGGCGTTAGCACCGATTTGCTGAGAAGTACGGTAACCGCTTTGGAGCATATCAGCATTTGTCGCAATATTCTGACGAATTTGAGCTGCTGCCATAAGGCGGTCCAGCTCGTTCTTTTTAAGTTGCTCATTTAACGGCAAGTACGCAAGGAAATCCTTAACTCTTTCATTACGCTGAAGTTGGGCTTCCAGGCCAGCGGCAACGCGTGCGGTATTACCAGGTCCGGTTATTACGTCTGTTAACGAAATTGGTTGATCTTTTGACTGTTGAGCCTGAGATAAAGATGTTGTTTGGTCAAGTTGGTTCTGAACGTCAGCTCGTTGTTGCTGTTGCTGTTGTGCAAGGGTAGTAGCCGCGCCTGCAGTTGGTGCTACAATCTTGCCCGCTAAGTTGGTCGCGCCAGCTGCAAGAGGGGCCGCTAACGCGGGAGCAAGGTTACCGCCAAGAAAAGCTAACGGGGTAGCAATGGCAGCTGCAGTGAGGGGCGCAACAGGACCGCCTGACAGTCTCATCATTGTCTCGGTTCCTTTGCCAAGAACTTTTTGACCTAACGGCGTCCCAGCCAATCTAGTTCCAGCAAACCGTCCGAATTTTGCGCCGCCGTAACCAAGACCTAAACCTAATCCGCCGCCAAGTAAAGACGCACCTGCAACTTGCAGGGGATTCTGGCCTTGCTCTGCGGCCTGGGAGCCAGCCTGCCACGCACCTGTTGCTGCAGGAAGTGCGAGTGACGCTAAAAGCAGTGGATTCATAACTATTCTCTCTTAGTAGTTATTTTAATAGAGATACGCTTTTGTTTTATTTAAAACGATCCCCCAATAGCGCCGCCTAACTGACCGCCGATTTGTGTGCCAATACCTGGTGCAATTAACGTACCAAGTGCCCTACCGGCAATGGAGCCAATTGCGCTACCTAGACCACTTGTTTGCCCTGGAATTACAGTTGGAGCTTGTGGGTAAACAATTGTTAACTCACCGTTTTGAGAAACACCGCCGCCACCGCCTGCGAAGCCAATACCTTGCCCACCCTTGCTTTGTGCGTACTCGCTTAATTTATTCCCGGCAAAACGCAGAACGTCGCCCCATGG